ATCAAGAATACCAAAGCCACCCCAACCTACAACATTATCGTTAGCACGAGTTGTATCTGGTTCATAAGTAGCTGGACTTATAAGAGGAGCATCTTTCTTTGTTGGATATTTAGTAGATTTCGCAAGACGAAATAAGACAGCTTCGAGTTCATCAAAACTGCCGTAGTCCATACGCTTATCTGTTTTATTATCGTATATGTTATCGAATATCGTTAAGCTTACCATGGTTGTCGCTGTGGTTTGGTGCCTCCCAATCTGCCGGTTTAACTAAGTCAGGTAATCCTAATGGATTTGGTCTTTCAGGTTTAATACCTTTACTTTTCGCCATATTAGCTTTTAAGATTTCATCCCAAGCTTTATTAGCATCAACACCAAATGCATCGAGGGTTCCTATTGCTACTACACATAAATCAATAAGACCATCTACTATTTCTTCTGAGTCCATATTGACCATTGCAGCTTCTGTTTCCTCAAGCTCTTCTCGTATGAAATTGATTCTAAAATCTAGATAAGCTCTTAGTCTATCAGTATCTTCACGATTATCGTGTATCCATCTATGAACGCCATAATGATATTGCATTTCATTGATGTCTTTTACCCAGTTCTTACTCATAATTTAATCCTATTTTGTAGAGTTTCGATTTCTTCTAACTGTCTTTTGTTAGGTTTTTGAACTTTTTCTAATGTCTCAAGAGCAACTCTTCGTCTATTAGTTATGTTCTTTTTTCTCCAGGCTCTTGTCATTATACAATGCTTCCTGAAGCTATTTGAATTCCACTATCCATTTGTCTTACTTGGTCGACGATTCCATCAACTGGTTCAACAACGAATAAAATGAATTTTTTATCTATCTCAATACCATCTTTAGCTTTTGTATAAGCCATAAACGGCATGAAACCTATTTTGCCTTCACCGGCTGGAATAAGTGAATAACCATCTTTGATTGTAATTGAATCTCCATTGTCTTCAACTTTTCCTATTACTTCCTCTCCCGAGGATAATCTTACTAATTTCATAATTTTCTCCATAGTAGTATATTATAACACATTTTCACGCAAATGTAAACGTTTTTATCCAAAAAAATCCTCCAGGCTTGCGACTTCTTTGGAAGTCCAGCCCACTGCTTCTAAGACCGGTTCGATTGGGTCAAGGAATGTTTTCTGAAATTGTATCTCATGGTCAATGTATTTTCTTAAGCCAAACTCTTCTGGTAGATAAGATGGAAAAGCAATTACATTTTCATGAATTGAATTTGGTTGACGAAGATATAAGAACTTAATCTTTTCGCCATTGTTGATGAGTTCGTATTTTTTATTAAGCGCCATGTCTCCTACTAGCTTATTGTAAAGGATTGCGCCACGAACATGTATTGGTGTTCCTTTTTTATAGAGTGTATTTCTATCTTGGAACTTTTTGACTTGAGTTACGCCACGAGGAAATGCAATTTGGTCAGGGTCAAGAGTTTTGAAATAGTTTTTGAACTGTTCAATAGCTTCTTGTACTGTCCTTTCATCTTCTTTCATGATGACTTTGAATATCTGTTTAAGAGCATCACGACATGGCTCAGGTGTAGAAGACTTAATTGCTTCAATACCCATAATTTTAAGTTTAGGTTGAGCATATCTTACGCCTTCGTTATCATGAACATTCATAATGTATCTTTTCTTTGCAGTCCATAGCGCACGGTCAGCGATAGCTTCGCGTTTCATAACCATACGATTATCTACTCCACCAAGGAACTTATACAACATGGCATAAGACTTTTCAAGCTCCGGTTCTAATGCTTCACTTGCAATTTTGTCTAGGAAATCGATTTTGTTTTCAGGTTTGAACTTCTGTACAAAATCATCTAAGCATACATACAACGAGTCTGTGTCGATGGCAATAACATAGTCTTTCCATTTTGCAGGTTTAAGCACTCTGTTAAGATAGGTGTTAAGTGAAAATTCGGCCCATCGAATTGTAAGTTGTCCGGTAAGGGTAATGGCTTCAGCAATCCTCTGGTCAAAGAATCTGAAATAACGATTGCCAAGAGCGCCATAAAGACTATTGAGTAAAATCTTAATAGCCATTTGTCTGTTTTCTGCGATTGCAATATCTCTTTCGATTTGATATAGTTTTTGTTTGTCATTTTTATCTACCTTTTCTTTTTCTTTTTGAGCATTAATCATTTCTTGTTTAATCCCTACACGCTCTTTGTACATTTCATCGATAATGAATGGGATTATACCTGGCTTATCAATATTAAAGTATTGGCCATTTGCCGCAAGAGCTTTACCTCTATTAGGAGACATTTTATGCGAAGTGATTGCATCGTCGATATCGAACTGAGTAATCTCTCCATTTGCAATTGTTTCTGGCGACATATTGTATTGCATAATAATTGATGGATAAAGAGAGTTTAAATCAAACGAAACGACATTATCATGTATTCCTACTTGTGGGTCTTTGACAAAGCCACCTGGATAGTTTGATTTAGTTTTATCTTCAACAAATGGTATAGCAATATTGTTAGCAAATAATCTGCGATAGATAATCGTATCCCATATCATTGTAGTACCAAATGTATCGTTATAGTTAACTCCAGCTTTGTAAGCCATCGTCATGCAAAGAGTAATCAATCCAAGTTTATCTTCGATTTTATCGACAAGCTCAACGTCTTTAATATTATAATCGATAAACTTTTGATGATTGTGTTTGTAAAGAGTATGGAGATTAGAATACTCATCGTAAGATAGTTTCTTTTCTCCTAGCACGACATGCGCAATGTTGTCGAGTTTATATGATTCTTGTGGACCATACGAATAGCCAAACTTCTTGAATAAGTCAAGGTAATCAAGCTGAGATATACCTTTAAGTTCATAAGCAGTTTGAGTCCTTCCCATTTTAGTTACGTCTTGTCTATCAATCATTCCCCAAGGACTAAGTCTTTTAACATAAGCTTCACCAAGCATACGATTGATTCTATTTACAAGATATGGAATATCAAAGAACCTTGAATTCCAACCAGTGACGACATCAGGACAATATTGTTGAGATGACCAGTGAGTAATAAAATTAATAAGTAAATCATCTTCACGGTCAAACTTACGATATACAACCATGTTGTCTTTCATATAAGATTTGTCTGAATCATAATCGCCTAAGCCCCAGACATAGTAAGTATTACCAATATTGTTTTTCATACAGATAGCAGTAATCTTATGGTCAGCTTTTTCTGGCTCAGGGAATCCATCATCAGATGCAACTTCAATATCAATTGTCGTTACGTTGATTTTGTTTCTATCGAATTCGATATTGCCAGGATAGTAATCATTTATAAATGCTGGAATGTACTTTGTGTTTCCATATATCTTTTTACCAGATACGCCTTTGTTAGCTTGAACATACTCATTAGCAGTTCTCATGGATTCGAATCTTTTACCAGCATTTGCTACACCAACAGGATTTCCATCAAGCGATTTCCACTTCGTAGGAAGATTAGTAGATGTAAAAAGGATTGGTTCGTATTTGACTTTCTTTTCAATTCGTCTTCCGTGGTCATATCCTCGTAAGAGAATCATATTACCGTATCGGGTGACGTTAGTATAAAATTTCATCATAATGTATATTATATCATAGTTTAACGTAAATGTAAACGTTTATTTTCAGTTTTTATCATAAAAGGTTGGGGGCAATTGCTTACCCCCGCATGATTATTTTGTCAATGAGACTTAAATACTATTCCATTGCATCATCATTATCATTGGTGCTAATCCTAAGATTAGTCCTGTGACTCCCAATACAAAGAAAGTAGTTTTTAAGGCCTCGGCAACGTCTTCATACTTGTCCATAAAATGAACTAGATGTTTCATGTTGTTCTCCAGTAAATATTAATTTATATCTACTGAGTTTCGCTGCTCGCCAGTCTATCCTTTCAGATATTCTTTCTTCTTTGATGCCCCAGCAGACCCTAATTGAATCTTCCTAGGACGCTTCTCTTCCGGAAGTTCTACTCTAGCATACACTACAAGTATTCCATCCTTCAAATCAGCACCGTCTATTACTACAAATTCAGAGAGTCGGAAGGACTTCTCAAACTTGCGGGACGATATACCTTTATACGCATATTCACGCGTAACTGGGTCCACCTGACCTGAGACTTTTAGTATGCCATCTTTAAGTTGGATATCGATATCCTCTTCCTTAAATCCAGCAACTGCCAGCTCGATGAGAAATTTTTCATCATCGATTTTCACAACGTTATGTGGTGGGTAGTTATCAGTTCCGGACCTCGCACTTTGATGAATCCTTTCCAGGTCTTCAAATAAAGTATCGAATCCGACGAATAGTGAACGTGGTACGTTCAAAGTATTTCTTACCATTTTTAGTTCCTCCTATATATAGCAAGGTTTGTTAGAGCCGGTCCAATACCGCACTCTTTCAGTTATATTTATACAAGCTTGAATGCTAGTTTAAATAATTCTTTTATAAGTAGATTTTTACTACTTTGTTTAATCTGCCTGACTTCATAAGCTTATGAAATAGTTTCCAGGCTTTATTAATTCTTTTCTCCATTGTTGGAATTCCCTATGTTATACTTAGGGCATAGTTCCCATTGAGTTTTTTCCTTAAAAGGAATCACCTTAATCTGTCTCAATGGCGCTAAATCTTTAGCTGATTCTGGTTTGACTATCGATACTAAACCCCAGTCCGCGAGTAACGTAGTGATAGTGTTTCTACGTTGGACGTCATTTTCTAGCAAACTAGATGGCTTTCCATCTAATAAGAATAGTTCTTTAAAGTGAACTATGAAATAT